GAAGTGGTATGTAATGGGTCATATTGGGAACAACAAATGGATGCCAGTTTCTAATGGATTTAAAAACAAAACCCAGGCACAGAAGTGGGCAAAGAGTCAAGATAAGGTGGACTCCGCCGCTCGTGGAGAAATATAGGAGATTAGATTATGCAATTTATGGGATTTGATGGTTTCATTTGGTTTATGGGTGTCGTAGAGGATAGACGTGATCCAATGAGACTGGGAAGATGCAAAGTACGAATAGCTGGTCTGCATACAGAGAAAATGGAACTAGGTATTGACGAAGGTATTCCGACAGTAGATTTACCTTGGGCTCATCCAATGCAACCAATAACTTCAGCCGCGATGAATGGAATTGGAACAACTCCACTTGGCCCCGTCGAGGGCACGTGGGTAGTAGGATTCTTCAGAGATGGACAAAACTGTCAAGAACCTATAATGATGGGAACTCTTGGTGGATATCCAATGAAGGCACCAGCAAAGACTGGTTTTAACGATCCTAATGGGATATATCCAAAAGCAACTCATCTCGGCGAGCCCGATACACATAGACGAGCGAGAAAGGATTACGAAGGGCCGCCTGCTGCCGGCGGAGGCGATTCTAAAGAGGAAGCAGGATTACCAATGGACAATTATAAGGCTTTATATCCATTTAATCACGTAAGAGCAAGCGAGAGCGGTCACGTGGAAGAATGGGACGATACTCCAGGGGCTGAACGACTTATGAGGTTTCACAAATCAGGTACATACGAAGAGATAGACTCAGAAGGAAATCGAACAGTAAACGTTATGATGGATAATTTTACGATTGTTGCGGGTAATGAAGAAATTACCATCACGGGAGATGTTAACATTAAAGCTGATGGTGATATTACTTTTGAAGCTGGGGGCGATTTGAATTTTGTTTCCGGTGGTGATGTGAACATAGAATCAGGAGGAGCTTGTAACATCGATTCCCTCGATGATACTACAGTTACTTCTGCCAAGGGAGTAACTACAGAAGCGGGTACAATAAACTGGGTTAAGGGCGCAGGATTAAAATTAAATTAACGAAAGAAAATAAATGGCATTATCACCAAGTAGCGTAATATCAGGAGCACAGGGAACGGGGACGTTTGCTAACCCTACTGCCGCAATGGGTGGTGTGGGATCAATGATGAAGTCTCCTGCATCTGGCAAAGCCGACAAGATGACAGAAACAGGAAAATCTCTAGACATCACTGGACCGAACGGGATAAGCGAAGATATAGTTAGGACCACATATCCGGGGACCCAAGGAGACGAAATATGGGACACTCTCCAAGAAGTTCAAGGAGTTTCAGATGGATTCACTAATTGTGGATCCTTTATGAAAGATGCTTTGATTGCCGCTACTCAAGATTTCATACGTAATAGTGGAATTCAACAAGCAGGACGAGAATTAGCTAGTCTGTTAGGAGAAGCGGATGATGCCATAGCTTGTGCCGCGGGATTTGCTACCTTATTAGAGTCCGAAGAAGTTCTTGACGAAGAAACAGGAGTGGGTGATGCACCAGCACTACATAAGCGTACTAAAGGAGTAATAGAAGATGTCACAAATGCTCAAAGTGTAGGACAAATTCTTAATGACTGTGACGCAATTCGAGGTTTAACAGCCGAGTTCGATGGAATGTGTGCGGCGATTATGGGAAGAGTCAATGATCTTATTGGAAAAGACCTTGCCACCATAGCAGCCGTACTGAATAAACTTGCTCAATGGGCTGCCTTTGCTAAATTAGCGACTTCAGATCCTTGTGCGTTAGTCAACTCTAACAGAATGCTGGAGCACGTAACAACTCCAGTGTTGCAAGATATTATGAAGTTATATGCATCAGCCACGGGCCAAACCGAAGTACCTGAAGAACCGGAAAATCCTCTTGGAGAAGAGTTAGGGAAACCACCCGGAACAGTTGTTGATTTACCTAAACATAGACAACAACCCCAAGCGGGGCAAGCCACTCCAGAGCAAATTTCATCTACACTACCAGTTGGCGCAGAAGTAGTTGCGAAAAATAATGAGGCTTCACCTAAAGGAGGATATGATTCAACCGCTGATGAATGGGTCGTGGATGAAGATACTGGAGAGGGTGGCTGGGTGTCAGCAGATGATCCAGATTTTCCCACAGAAGATAATAACGGAAATCCTATTGAAAAGAAGTCTGATTTTTCAAAAGGGTTAGAGAAGGGTGAGACTCCAATAGATAACAGAAATGAAAAATTTGCTGACAATGTAAAAGCCGTAGAATATAAAGCGGTGGCCGAAGATAAAAATAAAGTCGCAAAAGTACATAAAGTTGGATGGTGTACAGGAGCTACAGAAAAGAATGTTAAAACTAAAGATCAATGTGATATGGATGCAACAGGAGAGTGGCACGTACAGGAGCTGACTGATAATGAAGTCCAAGTAGCTGGTTCAGTAGAAGCGGCAGCACCGCACGCAACCCCGATAAAGACTATAGCTGATACTAAGCCGAAATACGAAGAAGGTATTCCACCTAGCAGTCCTTCTTCAGCATCAAAGGCTCCGAAAATAACCGCCAAGAAATCTCGTGACACCAAGGGTGTGAATATTGGAAGTGGCACGTCAACTGTAACTAAAGAACGTACCGCACTTGAAGGTACAGGATCATATTACGGAACCTGGGGTTATCCAAATAAGACATCACCTCTTAGTCCGGCAGAGACAGATCCTATATTATCAAAAATTGGTTATGCACCGGATGCATCTAGTGCAGATCCGTATGACCCAAAACCATTTGATGTAGCAACAGTACAAGTCTCTAGTGGTCTAGGTATATTACCAGGTACTTATCGAATTAGTGCTGGTGCGGCCTCGCTACCATTAGATACTTCCCTTCAAAAATCTAACATAGGTGGAGACATATCAGAGTATGACCGATCCAGGGAGGTGGCAGAACTAGCAATGAAAACGGGAGATTGGTCAGCCGTTGAAACTTGTGCGTGTCAACCAACAGAAGCGGTGGCCAATGCAAAGGAAGTAGGTGCTTGTGATTTTACAGGATTGAAATTTCCAGATGGATATCAAATTGTTCCTTCTTCTAATTATACTGAAAAATTAATTGCTAAAGTGGATGCCGCAGAAGCATCCGGTTCAGGCGAATATGTAGTTGGAGATGATGGAAATATCTATCAATCTGCTGAAGTAGTAGTAATGGCTAAATACGGAGCTACTTTAGTCAGTCCTTTTGAGCCGGGTAAGGCGACCTGTCAAAAACATTCAGGTAAATGGTACGTTATTACGAGTGCAATAAAGGGGACTACAGGAGGAAGTCTGGCAGCAGATATAACAAATGCCGGATCTAAAGCAGTATGCGAAGATGCTAATGGAGTATGGGTGTGTAAGAAGGGTCAAGCAGGGTCCACAAATGCTAAGAAACAAATACAATCATATGGGAAATTCACTAACAAAAAGAATATGAATACCAAGTCCAAATTGCCTACAGCGAAGGCCTTTGATACTGATAAGTTACCGAGTTTAAATTTTAGTGCAATTACATAGGAGAAAAATATGCCAGCAATAGTGAGATTAGGAGATATGTGTAGTGGACACGGATGTTTTCCGTCAAGAATGTCTGTAAGTGCTTCTTGGGATGTACTGATAGAAGGAATACCAGCTATTAGAGTGGGCGATCTTTGGGAGGCTCACGGATGTTCAGTTTGTGCTCCTCACGATGCGATGCAGGCAAGTGGTTCGCCGAATGTAAAGATAAATGGAATACCCGTAGCAAGAATTGGTGATGCTCTTTCTTGTGGTTCTACAAATCTTACAGGATCTAACTGTATCATTGACGAAGGTTGAGTACTCCAAGTATAAATATAGTATAACTAAAGAAAGAAAAACATATAATGCCCGCTCCGATAAAAACAAAAAGACTCAGAAAGTATAGAGATTTAGACCTAGATATGTTGGTCCATCCAATGACTAAAGATATCGTTGGTCGGTCTGATGTCGATGCTATTAATGGGAGTATCATACGTATCATCAGAACACAACGTGGAGAACGTGTATTTCAAAGTGCGTTTGGTTCAACAATATATCATAGTCTTTTTGAACCAATGAATATTGAAACACGAGTTATATTAGAGGGGGCTATTGAACAGGCAATTAGGAGATTTGAGAAAAGATGTGAATTAAAAGGAGTAGTAGTCGAAGCAGATCCAGACAGAAATGGCTACGCAGTTACAATAGTCTATGTTCCTGTAAACGAAGGTTCACCAGTAGCGTTAGATTTCTTTTTAAACAGATTGAGGTAAAACAATGTCATATCATACATCAGGAAACGGGACAAGTAGCAATAGCACTAGTGGAAATGGTAGCAATTCTACTAATCCAAAAGCATTAAATTTAAGTAATCTTGAGTTTGATGGAATTAAACAGAATATTAAAGAGTTTATGAAAGGTCAAGATGAGTTCATAGACTTTGATTTCGAAGGCTCAGGAATGAGTGTATTGATGGACGTAATGGCGTACACAACTCACTATATGGGCTTTCACACGAATATGGCTATCAATGAGTCTTTTCTCGACACAGCCACTTTGCGAAATTCTGTAGTGTCTCACGCAAAGGCACTTGGATATGTTCCAAAGTCACCAACAGGCGCGGAAGGCATTGTCAAGCTGACATTCGACACTACTGGTACAGATCCGCAATATATTATTATTGAAAAAGGAACACAATTCGTATCTAACATCAATGGTGTGCCACTCCCTTTCACGAATCTAGATACAGTAAATATATTTGCAGACGAAGGTGGAGAGTTCTCTGGAGAAATTAAACTATGTCAAGGCGAATTAAAAACAGTTCAATGGACATTTGATGCTACTTCAGAAACACAAAAGTTCATAATAGCTGATCCCACTTGTGACCGGTCAACTATGAATATGGTGATAGCAGATTGGCCTTGGGAGAATAATCAAATACTTTCCGAGTTAGATAACGAATCCGCAGTTTTCTTTCTTCAAGAAGGATTAGATGGAGTAACCGAGATATACTTTGGGAATGGACTCTTCGGTCGAAGACCTACTGACGGAGCAACAATTACTGTTCAATATTTAGGTACAAAGGGAGATGCCGGAAACTATACATCAACAATTACCGAACAAGTATTTGCTCTAGAATCTACTATTGCTGGAGCATACACGGCTTCGACTGTTGTGGTAGATACAGTGGACATATCTTCTCTAGGTTCTCAGCAAGAAACTACGGCTAACATCAAAGAAACTGCACCACGAGCGTATGAGAGACAGGACAGAGCAGTTACAGCCGAAGACTATAAAACTATTCTCGTAGAGAAATATCCAAATATTGAAGCTATTGCTGTTTGGGGTGGTGAAGAAAATAATCCTCCACAGTATGGTGCTGTATTCATTTGTATTAAACCAAAGCACGGGCTAGAATTATCTCCTTTGACAAAGACAAGACTAACGGATGAAATACTTTCCAAGTATAATATGTTGGCTATTAATCCAATTATAACTGCGCCTGAATATACGTATATAGATGTAGAAGCAACGGTTAAGTATGATCCAGTATTAACTCCGCTATCTGCAGGCGAAGTTCAGACGAAAATTATATCCGAAATTAAAGATTTTTTCGAGAAAGAACTTACACAATTCAAGGTGACATTGCGTTATTCTCGCCTTATTAATACTATTGATAGCACCGATGTTTCTATCAGCAATAACTTGACCAGTGTTAAAATGTATAAAAAGTTTTTCATAGAAGCATCGAACACGGTCGGTAACTATATTTTCAGATTTGACAATGCTATTACGCCGGGTACTTCTGTATCTTCCGTATTTGGTAACTCCGAGGCAGGTACCCAATTCGCACTATTAGATGATGGTCAAGGAAACATTCTTTTGTATGATATTGCAGGTGAACAATTTTTAAATACCGAACAAGGAACCATCGATTACGAAACTGGAGTTGTTGAGCTAATTGGATTTAATCCAGTTTTAGATACTAACACAGTAATTAGTCTGTATGCTACACCTCAATCAAATGATATTACTGCAATTAGAAATAATTTACTTGTTCTAGAAAATAGTAATATTTCAATGGTAAGTATTAATGCTTGATGGTGTAACAACAAATGGATCAACAAAAAGATAATTTTAATAAACATCCTGCAAAGTTTCTATCAATCTTTGTAGAGAGAATGGTTCCCGATTATGTTCGGGAAGATCATCCGATGTTCATCACTTTTCTTCAAAAGTATTTTGAATACTTGGAAAGAGAAACTGGTGTTAATGGTGAACTAGGAGAATATACCCAGATAACTGAATTAATTCAGAATCTGGATATCGACCACGCCCTTGACAAATTCATTCCAGAATTTGAGAAACAATATCTACACGGTACTCCTCATACTGCTGTTGATCCCTACGTAGCTACTACTGATAAGGCTTTTCTAGCCAAAAATATCCCACCAATATATAGGCAAAAAGGTACTACCAACGCTCTTAACTTTCTCTTCAGACGAGATTTCGACACTCAAGTTGAAACGATATATCCAAAACAATGGATGTGGAGAGCATCTGGTTCTGTATGGTATGAGCCTGAGTGGATTACTATATTGACTGACAAAGATTCAACAGACCCAGCCTCTGAATATTATGGTGAAACTGAAAATGTACAACTTCCTGAAACTGTAAGGAACATTTATAATAAAAAGATTATCGGGCAAATTTCCGGTGCGACCGCTTTCGTTGATTTAGATGAGGACGTAACTACTTCATCCTATGAAAAATTATTGCTCACAGAAGTTAATGGCGTATTTGTCAAAGACGAAGAAATCTGGGAAGATATAGGAACACAACTCAATACAGTTCCATATAAAGCGGTTGTTATTTCAGAAGGCATACGGACAGAAGGTGAATGTATTGTTAATGGACATCGATGGGTTGACAAATGGTTTCACGTTACTGGTCATCCTAATGAAGTTCCGAAACTTCCGGAAAGACCATTAATTACCGGTTTAACGAATATGGGGACCGCAGAAATCAAAGGATATGATGTAGATTATACAAAGATGAAATTGGCCAATGTTGATGGAGTATTTGCCCTTGGAGAAAAAGTAGTTGCTACTCTAGCCTTTCAATATCAAGGATCATATCCAGGAAATGCTCCGACAGACTCTTTCTGTACAGTATCACCCGATTGGCCGGCTGATGTAACAACGCAATTGTCTCCATTCGACAATATGATTGATTGTGAAGCCGCATTACATCCTGATGGTACGAATTCACAATCGCCATTTTTTGGTGAATCTGCTTTTCTACAATGGTATCCAGTTCTTGAACTAACGACAGATATTCTAACTGTAGAAAGTAGTGTTCTTTCTGGTATTACAGAGTCTCCCACAACAAGAGAAGATTGTGAGGTTCTTCTTAATCCAGATACACAACCAAATGTAAAAACTGCTGTTTGGAAAACAAATGGTTATTGGTTAGATAGTGCTGGCTTCTTGTCTTCGGATAGGAAAATGCAAGATAACGATTATTACCAAGACTTCTCTTACGTTGTTAAATCTTCAGTTCCTGTTCAATCATACCGTGAGGTTCTAAAGAAACTTGTTCACCCAGTTGGATTAAAACTATTTGCTGAATTCTCATACGACTCATCGATTGGCCTGGAAGTAGCTTTACCTACCGAATATACTAAGTTACTTATTCATATATTCGGTTATCTGGATGTTGCTATCGATATATGGGATCAAGAAAAAGAACAACACGGCACTCTTGGGCACGCTCATACAGGATTTGAATTATATCTTGAGGGAGGATTTGAAGAGTATGTTGTAGAGATATATAAGGATCTTGAGAATAGGGCTACACTAATGGATGCCGCTACTTGGAAGGAACCAGGAGATCACTTAGCTGTAAGAGTTACATCGGAAACGCCACTGAAGATTGGTACTCGACTCAATTCAAAAATATATGAAATTGCTTGGCTCAATCAAGCCGCCTTCGGCGTACGTTCTGCTTTCCCAGAGAAGGTGACACTTGATTTTCTTCAACATCTTAAAGTTCTTCCAATTACAGAATTTCCGCCAAGTGTGCAGGAATTAATTATTAGAGATGACTTATATAATGCAGTAGATGGACGAATGATTTCGTGTGAAGTTTGGGAATTGACAGTCAACAAAGCTCTTGCGAGACTTGTTGAATGGATTGACTCATTTATGCCAGAAGCAGAATATGCCCCAGAAAAATCTTACGAACATTTTGAAGCACATAGAGAGGACACAATCGTTCAA